CCGGTCTTGCTTTGCCTTTGATTGCTCTTCAATACCACGAAGTCAAGATTAACCTTGATATCCGCCCTATTGATGAGTGCTTGTGGGCTGTTACCACTTTGAGCTGCAACACTGGTGATGTTCCTGGCGGTAACCCCAGCTATGCATCAAACCAGTTCCAACCTGGTCGCCCTGTGCCTGCTGCCATCGCTTATAACCAGTCTTTGGTTGCTGCTTCTTTGTATGTTGACTACGTCTTCTTGGATACTGATGAGCGTCGCAGATTTGCCCAGAACCCTCACGAATACTTGATTACTCAGCTCCAATTCACTGGTGATGAGTCTGTCGGTTCTTCCAGCAACAAGATCAAGCTTAACTTTAACCACCCCGTTAAGGAGCTTATCTGGGTTGTCCAGCCCGATCAGAACGTAGATTATTGCTCATCTTTGGTTTGCGATGCTCTTTTGTTCAAGGTTCTTGGTGCTCAGCCCTTCAACTACACCGATGCCATCGATGCTCTTCCCAATGCTATCCACGCTTTCGGAGGCCCCGCTGCTTTGGCCGCTGACTCTCGCTCTTACATTGATGCTCAGGGTCTTTTCAATGATGCCGGTGCTTTGGATTATGATATTCCTCCTGGTTTCACTGGATACTGGCACGGACCTGACAATGTTTACAACCAGCCTAACTTTGGCGGTCACATAAACACTGCCGGCGTCAATGCTTCTACCATTTACCCTAACATCAGTGCTGCTGAAGCCGATAAGCTTCTTGCATCTTTGGGTCGCAGCCACAACGATAACTCCACTGTCTCTGATGCTGGTTCTTTCGTTTTGTGCGAGACCTCTTTGGACCTTCACTGTTGGGGCCAGAACCCCGTTGTCACTGCCAAGCTTCAGTTGAACGGCCAGGACCGCTTCTCTGAGCGTGAAGGATCTTACTTCTCTTGGGTTCAACCTTACCAGGCACACACCCGCAATCCTGATGAGGGTATTAACGTTTACTCCTTCGCTCTTCGCCCTGAGGAACACCAACCTTCAGGAACGTGCAACTTCTCTCGTATTGACAATGCCACACTTCAATTGGTCTTGTCTAACGCTACAGTTGAGGGCACTAAGACTGCTAAGGTCCGTGTTTATGCCACCAACTATAACGTGCTCAGAATTATGAGCGGTATGGGAGGCCTCGCGTACTCAAATTAATCACCATATATCGTGTGGTTCTTATTCATATATTTTAATATTAAAAATTAAATACTTTTATTGTATTTTAATATTAAAAGCAAAAAACAACTGAAATACATCTCCATATATTAATTTATAAAATGAGCGTAGACATTATAGAACTGATTGAGAGCAATCCTATCACTAAACTAACTGGCAATTACCAGTCAAAATTAGTTGAAAAGGTTAAAAATAATTTTACTAATTATGAACAGCAATTATTTTTGTCTAGTTTTTACTGTTATTTGAAGTATGATAACAAAAATGATTATGTAATTGATTTAGACAATGTATGGAAATGGTTGGGATTTAATCAAAAATATAATGCAAAAGTTACATTAGAAAAAAATTTTGTTATTGATAAAGATTATAAAATGTTTGCTCCTGAAGGTTCAGGAGCAAAGAAAAGCAATCCCTTTAATTTAATCTATAAATATTATATATAATGGTCGCAATATCTTTTATAAATAAAACAAGAAAAACTAAATTCAAAGGCGCGTTTAGTTTAGATTCCACCGATTACGAATATACTATGTATTTATTACCTATTACAAAACAAAAAGAGTATGACGAAATTGTAGATTATTTTGGTAACCGTATGTTTAAAGGGAACGTCTGTTTAGATGTTGATGAACCCGCAGTTGAAGATTACTTAAATAATGATGATGTTAGTGCGTTTATAATGGTTAATCCAGTAAATATTGATAATGTAGCATCCGGAACATTACAAATATATGATTGGTGTAATACTTCTAGCACATCTTCTTCAAAATCACAAAATATTAATAGTGCAGATGTTTGGATAAATGATGTATGTAGGGTCTCTAGTTCTGGAAATACAGGAAACCCATTAAAAGCATTATTTTATTTTATGGAACAACTTGTTGTCCAAAACTTAGGTAAAAATAACATTAAACTATATATTGAACCTGAACCTGATAACGTAAAGGTTCTTAAACCAAAATATGAATCATTAGGATTTGTTAAAAACATAGAATCTAACCCAGAAATTTGCCCTAATTGGGCTGGTGCAGAAATTGTTATGGAAAAAACTGGATTGGCAGAAGAAACCCAAGTTATTAATTTTGCTTTTTTAGAAGGAACTGTAAATGCAAAAAGTGCTACTAACAAAAGAACAACAGCAAAAGGGGTTAATTTAAAAACTAGTAAACATAGGAAAACACATAAACATAGGAAAAGTAGTAAACGTGGGAAAAGTAGTAACCCCCATTATAAGCGCAAATAATAAATATAATCAATTAGATTTAGATTTATGTAATATTTTATAAACATATTATATGAACAATACAATTGTAGCTCCATCAATAACTGCAGTTAATTTAACACATAAACAAGTATTTCCTTCTAGGTCTGAAACTGTAACTGAGAATGGTGTCACTATAACACCAAACGGTGTATCTAAAAATACAATTAAATTTGAAAGAGAAGAAGATATGATTGTATTGTGTTTAAGTGCTTTTGTTCACGATTACGTCCACGATTATAATTTAGCAAGTATGCATACAAGAGTTATTAAAGATAATGTTTTTAGTTCTGATCCAACAACACCTAGTTTATTTCAATCATTAGGAATAACTATTGGAAATCCCATTTTTAAAATTTTTTCATATGCTGTTGGAGGACATAGAGAAGTAAAACTATATAATGACGACCAATTTGAAGATGAAACTACTAAACCAGGTAAAAAGATGATTTTTGAAAATTATCAAAAAAAGAGTGAAAGTCTAATACCTACTCGAGGCGGAACCTATATAGGAGGAATTACGCAACCAAATGTAAAAAATTTAGAAGGACTAGAAAAAAGTCTAGGCGAAACTACTATGACTGTAAATTTAGATGAAAAACAAAAGTTTCCTGCTTCAGAACAAGGTTTGGGACAAGGTACAAAACAAAGTGCAGAACAAGGTTTGGAACCAGCTTTAGAACCAGGTTTAGAGCCAGTATTCGTAAAATCCGTTAATCTAACCGATGTTTCCGATTTGTTATTTAAACCAGTATCAACTATTTTAACCGAAAATAAGTATGACCAGGTTATTAGTGCTTTAGAGAAAGATGCTAATTTTTTAGCTTTCCATTCATCATTAAACACATATGTTGCAACATATTTAGGTTACAATGCCAATGGCAATGACAATGAAGATGAAACAGATGATATGAAAACGGACGATAAAAATGGTATAATGAACAAAGCTATTTTGTCTTCATTTGATTATATTATAAATGATTTTAATGATGCAAAAATGGAAGTAACTGATAACTCTATTCAGTACTTATTTTATTCTGATATTTTTAAATTACTTAGATTAGCTTACTCTGGTATTTATGAAAAGGAACCAACTGAAAATCCCTTAGATGTGTTAAATTCTTCTGAAGTATTATATCAGTTTATTATTTTTTATGTAGTTTATTTGACACAAAAAGACTACTCGGAATTTGAGTTGTTAGTTAATAGCAAAAAAGGGGGTGATGGAGAGGGAGAAGAAGGAGAAGAGGGAGAAGAGGGAGAAGTAGTAGGAGAAGCAGTAGTAGGAGAAGAAGTTGGTTCATCGTCCAGTTCTTCTTCTCCATTATTACCTAAATCCACAAAAAAATATTTTGAAGTTCCAGAATACATATTTATAACACATAATAATCTTTTAACAACTATTGCTCGTGGTATGTTTATAAAATTAGGAATTTGGAAAAAAATATTTTTTCCGGATACTCCTACAGAACAAATAACACCTGAACAATATGTTTTTGGGTTTGAGGAATTGAACCAGATTACATATGATAAATTAGTTGAAATATATCCAATTCAAGGTATGACTGGACATAAAAATAATGAATTATTAATATTAGAAATTCTTATTTTAAAACGTTTGTTAGTTGAGATGTCTCCATCAAAGACTCTAACATTCGGAGACAAAATAGATAACCACTTAAAAGATTATATGGACGCATTTTATTATGATTACTACATAAAAAATTCAGCATTAACTGCTAAACCAGAAGTGGGTTTAGATAATGAAGTATCTGATAATCCTGATGTTTCCCCAGTAGATGTAACAGAACAAGAAAGAATGGCATTAGAAAAAGAAGCCGAAGAGTTTTTTGAAATGTGTGAAGATTGCGACGATGACCCTTCAGATGGTTCAGCTGGGTCTGGTGGAATGGAGGGTGGAGGAAACACCCCAACTGACGAAGGTATTGAGATGGTTCCATTAAAGACGGAAACAGCTATAGAAAATGTGTTTCCAGAATCACCTGTCGCTTCTACTTCTATAGAGGAACAACCTGTCGTTTTAGAGGAACCTGTTGCTTCTACTTCTATAGAGGAACAACCTGTCGTTTTAGAGGAACCTGTTGCTTCTACTTCTATAGAGGAACAACCTGTTGTAGAAAGTTCTAAGGACCCTAACGTAGATATAATAGAACAACCAAGAAAGACAGTAATGCCACTGTTATTTGATAAAATGAAAAAAACATATCAGAATAATATGTACACAATAAAACAGTTA